TCATCGCTGGTTAACACCTCCATTAAGAATCCAGCTTTCTACTTCAGAGAGTAGGTATTTTTTAGGGCGGTTTCTCACCGGTTTAGGAAAGTCGCATTTGATGGCGTAAGTTCTCATCGTTGTCCTTGAGCTTACGCCAATCTTCTTCATCGCTTCTTGTTCAGTTATCATTTCGATATTAGCCATTTATTGTCTCCACATTCCCGCTGCAACAGGTTTCTTTAAGTGACATTGTCACATTATTAACTTCGTTTCATGCCATCCTAGGCGAACCCAACAGGCTGACTCTTCTTTCAGTGGGCAATCCTGCACAGGCAGGCAATCACCACATTTACCGCACTGGCGCTTACTCATCGATTTGAACCGTCTACGGACCCGCGCATCGTCCTGGCGAATAAGCAGAGCGATATACTCTGCCATTTCGTAGGGCTCACGCCCTGGACGGCGGTCGGCACAGTTCTTCTCCAGCATCGCCAGTTCCTGCTCATCGAGAACAATCTCCAGCTTTCTGACACCTGCAGCGGCCTGTCTGGCTCGCTGCTCTGCTTTGCGTTCGGCGGGGGATTTAGGCATTAGTCACCCCTGTAATGCTACAACTTTACCGTGCGGCGCTCCGACTTCATCACAAAGTCGATCGCTTCCTTCGGTCACGAAATTTACGAGCGCATTAAACTCATATTCGTATTGGTCGTGGTCTTGCCAAACGATAACCGCATCCTGCGGCATCTTCTTTAATTGAGCGATAAGATGTTTGACTGTGGTTCTTTGCCTAATCATCCTGACCTCCCGGCACTGCTGGCAGTGGCATCCAGTGAGTGATATCTGTGCCGTGAACATCGCCATAAGATGTAAATGAAACCCATGGCTTTGGCAGGTCTCCAGAATAGCAAGCGGCCATGCCTACTGAATTTCCGTCAGTTACCAGCACCACAATTTCATCCATCTTTCCTGATTTTTCTAGCGGCATCCGCTCACTGCACTTAACCCACCCATCGCTTACCGGATGTGCGGTGGCGTTAAGGCGCTGGACTTCGGCGATTGCAGCGTTCCATCCAGATTCGTAACCGCAATCAAAAGCCCCATTTCCGCCGTGATAAACAAACTTTGTCTCTTTTGCGTCTGGCAACTTAATCATTTTTCACCTCGAAACCCTGCTGGCGCAATGCTTCAGCGCAATCCATAATTCCTTTATTTCTTCCACTTATTACGTCATCGCCTTCCCAGGAATGAATAAAAGGCGGCAACTGCACCGTGCGCAAAAGCTGAGCGGGCGGGGTGGTGTACAGTGGTGCGCGGTGAGGCGTTAAACCATAGAAAATCTCTCCCTGCTTCCACCTTACCCCGCTATCGCTTTGGTAGTCACGCCAACCAACAGGCTCTGCCGTCAGCGCTGCGAGTGCTACTTGCTGGCGTTTAAGCTGGCTTTTCAGGTAAGGAACTGCACCCCATAGCGCTAACATTTTTTCTATTTCGGCTATTTCAGCCTGGCAATCTGCAATCAGCGCCTGCACATCACCATCAACTGGATTGGAGGAATTAGTTGTCATGATTAAACCTCCAGAGGTAACTGGAAAGACATGCGATCACGTTTTTCACAGTAAATAAGTGAACCCGGCGAGTTATGAGACTCAATTCGCTCGACCAAAACTGATGCGCGTGTCTCTTTGGATGCTGGTGAGTAAGCGCCAGACCAGGCTTTATCAATGCCAATGTTCCGCGCTACGTTGGTGCTGTCAGCGCTAGCCAGAGGTAACTTGGTGAAGATCAGAGGATTCAGCATGCGCAGGCCATGAAGCTTCGCAACTGGCTGGCCCTTTGCGTCTGTTACATGCCTGATTAAATCCTTCATGCGAGACACGGCCAGATTAGGATGCTTAACGTCATACTCACCGCAACTACCTATCGCAACGCGCGGATACTCATTGCAGAGTCGGATAAAGCGATCATCGCTCTCGTTCATGTGCCAGACCGGAACGCCGTAGAAATCACCATGCGGCCACTCATCCAGCAGCGCCTCATTCTCAGCCTCGCCACCATCAATCACGTCTGGAATAATTGCGAAATCGAAGCCAGGGTGATTTTTCCACACTGCTACGAACTCGTAATAATCTCTCCAGTCGATTTTGTTTTTGCCAGCTGCTTTCCATGCAGTGAATGCACCGTTATCTAAAGCAAACGACTGACAGACCTCAGACGCCAGGTTAATTTGTCCGCTGTGCGCGAAAGAGATAAAAGCGTGACGTCCGCGCCATGCTTTCAAAGCTGCCAAGTCTGGTGTGATTGGCCCGCCGTGATAGTGGATCATCCCTTTACCTCCACGCGCTTAAATTCAATGACCCACACCCACGGGTTAGCCTGCCAGCTTTCCTCGCCGTAGATGGATTGCCAGAGTTCAGCGAAACGTCTTGTGGCGTCTTTCGGTGTTGGCTGAGATTCGTCGTATGCATAGAGATGACCAATACCTTCAGCCATAGCGTCTTTGTTGGTTATATCCTGCAGACGCTCCACACGAACGCCGGTAATCTCCAGCGTTATTCGGGAAGCCCAGCGCGGCATGTGGATGGATGGACGCCAGTTACCTTCGGTGCCGCTAATGACGTCTCCATACCATGCAGTAAAGTGATATTTAGAAACGCGCAGGTCGTCGTAATTGAATGAGCCGTCTTCATCCAAAAACGATTTATCGTCCATAGGCGAATAAACATCGTTATCAGCGCGGTATGCTACAGCTGGGATACCTTCAAGGTTCACGTCTGTCCACGTCTCACGCACCCACAGGCGATCACCTACTGCACCGAACGGGCACCATTCGCGGTAGTAACTTTGGCTGTTTTCATGCTGGTGGCCGGACTCAAGCGGGTAGCATTCACCGGTACTTGCTGCGGCATCGATCATCTTCAGTTGGCGCGGCGTCAACACGCGGCGCGTCTGTGTCTTCCTGCCGTCCAGAACTGCACGAACCATTTCGGCGTTTAAGAGGATTGGGCGCTCACGCATGGTTGGCCTCCTGATACTTCTCAAACCAAAAAACAATGGGGTCATCTTTCATTTCAACGAGGCCCATTCTGACGAGTGCTTTTCCCTTGCCTGAGCGCAAAAATTCGCGACGACCGTCATCTATGATTCGACGGTAGTCTTCAAGCTCAAGACAGTGCTTGTGCAGGTTGCATGGGTGGCAGGTCGGGACAAGATTTTCTTCTGTGTCCAGCTCAGGGTAAATCATTCCACTGCCATCCATATGTCTGAGAACGGGCTTTACATGGTCTGCGTGCCATTTATCGGTTAATTCACAACCGCAGTAAGCACAATAACCACCGAGTTTCATACGCAACTGAGCGCGTTGAACCTTATTCAGTCGCATATCAACCAGCCTTATCCGCATGGTTTTCTTCAACCGTAGATTTACCCAGATCGGTTGGGTACCACCTCATCGCCTTATAGTCATAATCCGCTAACCCTCTACGCTCTAAGGCACTCAATGTAGGGTTGGTGCATGAGTGAGGAATAAAACCTTTTCCGCTCACAAGTGCTCTTAGCATCGTTCTTTGTGGGTACGTTAAATTTTTCATTTGGCACGCGCCTTATCCGCAGTGTCATGGGTGCCGGAGCGGAGGCTTAACACCAACTCTTGACCTTGAACCTCGACAATATCAGCATAGTCATAAGCGCCAGCGCCAGATTCGCGCATTTTAAGAACGACATCGGATGTGAAACCCTCAACCGCATCCGCCCGCACCGAGTTCAGGTAAGCGTCGGTGGCTGGGGTTTTCACTTCATCTTCCAGCCGGTAATCACAGGTTTGATAGGTATGCTGAATATCAGATGTGTGTAGTCCCTGAGCGCCACGGCCCTGAGCGGACTGAACTACTATCCCCCAGGCGGTTTTTCTTACTTCATCACCCCAACCGTCCCCATCAAAATATCCTTCACGGTGAAGTTCAATTTCCTCTAGGCAGGTATCAATAGCGGATTTCTTGTCTTTGAATAAGTCAAATCCATATTCAGACCCGCATGCAAAGTATGTTACGCCTGATTTCAGCGCCGCATTCTCAACCGCCAGCGCATCCAGATTCTGCTGCAATTCATCCCCACGGACGATGGCGCAATCCAGACGAGTAGAAAGGGCAGAGACAAGCTTTGCGATTTCAGTAAGTGGCATATCAGCATCAAGCGCTTTGGCGAACTGATGACCGGCTTCAACAAGCTCTCTGTTTGATTTATTCGATAACATGCTGGTGGCCCTCAGTGAAAAACGATGTTGCAGTTAAGGCGCTCAGCTTCGTTCTGCGCCCTGATAGGATTTTTAATAACGGTACCGTCAGGCATCAGCCAGCCATTGAGCAGATGGCTATAGGGCAGGGTGATACGGCCAACGGTGATAGGGTCGTCTGACTTTTCCATGAATACTCCACACACGATTTTTGGTTGCACTAATCCCTTGCCGTAGATGGCAATAAAACTTTTGGGATTTAGTTAATTGGCTGCTGGGTTACTGCAACAACCCAGAGCCGCGCCTCCACACTTGAAGGTTGTTGTGACATGTCACAACGAAGAGAACACTCAGCGCCTCTGTGGCGCGGCCTGAAGCACCCGCCAAATGCTCTCATCGTTGTGCAAAAAAGTGCGGTTAAACCGGGTGAACATTACCTTCGCTCTCCTTATGGGATGAAAGCCCCGGAGTAACCGCCAAGTACAACAAACTCTCTTTCCTGGATTCACAGCAACAACATCACGTCATCTTTTCAGCTAACTACGCGGAACCGATGTGTAGAATATAGCTACTTTAAGTAGATAAATGCAACAACAAAAAGTAGAAAATGAGGGTGTTTTAAAGCGCATTTCATTATGTGCATGAATTTAGGGCGAAAAAAAACCGGCTTTCGCCGGTCTGCTTGTATTGAATGCTAGCCGAAATCAAGCATTTTCAAAGGTAAGCACCTGATAAGCTTTCCGAAAATGAAAAGCTCAGACATTTCATTTTCTTCAATGAAAAACGGGGGATAGTTTTCATTGTCTGATAGAACCGCAAGCCTTCTGCCTTTAACTTTTTGAAGTCGCTTAACAAATGTCGAATCTTCAAAGTTAAAAACATAAACCCCATCACCGTTAAAGTGATCAACGCTCCTGTCAATGAAGAGTAAATCTCTTGGGCTAAGGGTAGGCATCATGCTATCGCCATCAACGTTGATAAGCTCAATGCCATCTAATGTTTTACGACCAAAAAGCTCATAGACACGCTCATCGGGAATTTCTATTGAGCTTATCACTGTCGGAAAAGGTTGATTGATGTAGCCGTGTCCAGCAGAAGCGTGAACATCAAACTGCTTGATCCTGACCGTGCCTTTCTCTGGCTTATCAAAGCCATCAATCACTCCGTAATCGAGATAGGCAGGCGAGACTGACAACTTCTCGGCAATCTTAAGCATTTTTTCATCCCTCGGCTTAGCTGTGCCCAGAGTGTAACGACGCGCCATCTCATAAGAGACGCCACTGAATTCTGATAGTTCTTTGACTCCGAGCGACAAGGTCTGGAGCGACTTGTTAAGCCTGACGGCAAAGTCTTTGTATTTAGCTTCTTCCACCATGAGTGGAAGATTAAGCGCACAAAGCATAGTTGTCATTTCTATTTTAAGTTGCATATTATCACTACTTTAAGTAGTATCAAATTCAACCCATCATTGAGGAATGAGTCATGCGTCAAAGCTTCAAAAACATCAGCGAGAAAGCTGTTAAGTCAGTGGGGTCAATGTCTGAAGTTTCCAGGCGATTTGGTTTCAGCTCTGTTCAATCAGTTGCCAACTGGGTATCTAAAAACCGAGTCCCGCCTGAGCGCGTGATTCCATTATGCGAATGGGGCGGGTGGGCTGTGACACCTCATCAACTTCGACCAGATATTTACCCAAATGCCAAAGATGGCTTACCTGGCCGAAAGTCAGCTTAAAACCAAACCCAAAAAAACATAACTACCCAAGGAAAAACAAAATGGTAGACACGATTAACCAGGCAGTACGCCAGATGTGTAAGGCACATAAGCACGGCCGCTTAGGCATGGCTGCTGATTTAGGCATGAGTATCGATCAGTTCCACAACCATCTCTACAAGAAGTGCGGCAGTCGCTTTTTCACCCTGGATGAGCTGATGAAAATGGAAGTACTGACTGGTACCCATTGCGTAGCGGAGTTCATGGCAGTTCGTCATGGAATGCTGCTGGTGGACATTAAGGCCGCTGGCGAAATGGACAAGGTTGATTTGTTCGATACGCAGATGAAGGCCAAAGCCGCTGAAGGTGAACTGGCGACTGCCCAGCTTGAAGCTATGGCAGATGGCGTCATCGACCATCACGAGCGCAAAACGCTGTCAGCGTTATTCCGTAAAAAACTCAATCATCAGGTTCACGGATTTTTTGGCCTCCTTGCGCTCTTTAGCGCAGGCACAGCAGATCACGCCGTGGACATGTTCGTATCAAGCGGGAGGAAAGCTGATGTTGCCGGAATGCAGTTCGAAGCGCAGGACATTTGAAGTGATTGAAGATTTATCAGGGGCCAGAAAAGGTGAACGCCCCGGGTTGCAGCCTAGGGCGTTCGGTGCGAGTAAATCAACGTGTGTGGAGACTCATCGCATGAGTATTGTAAATCATAAACCGTTGTCAGGGCAATTCCGCTGCCGTTATCAGGCTGGCGTTCCTGTCTATGAGCAAATCATATCCTCAGCGGATAAGGCCCACAACTACCAGTGCGTGCCGCGTCTGGTAGTCGAGTCAGCCTGGGCAGAGTTTTATCGTCGTCCCGCAGATGCAGGGGTGAATCATGGAAACTGAAATCATTAAGTCATGGGTTGAGCGCTACACCGATCCGCGTGGAGTTTCAGTCACTACTGTCGGCGTTGATACGGTTAATCACCGTGTGATCTTCCGCCGCCCTGATTATCCCCATGATTGCATGCTGCCGCGTGTGTTGTTCAGTCAGAAGTTCAGGAAGGTATCACCATGAGTTTACTGCTTAAGGTCAAGCCGCTTGTGGTGAGCCCTGAGCTTGCCAGCCGCATTGGCCTCAATGAAGCCATTGTGCTTCAACAGATTTGCTACTGGCTTGAAGACACCACATCTGGCGTCGAATATGACGGGAAACGTTGGGTTTATAACAGTATTGATGCTTGGAATGAGCAGTTCCCATGGTGGACTGGGAAGACAATACAAAGAACGGTTTCTTCATTGAAGAATATGGGTCTGATTTATGTTGATCGGCTCAAAAAAAAGCAGCACGACCAGACAAATTATTACGCAATTAACTACGCAAGCCCTTTGCTTTCCGATAGGGACAATTTGTCCCTATCGAGAGAGACAACTTGTCCTGATCGAAAAGGACAATCTGTCCCTATGGATAAGGTCAATTTGTCCCCATCCATCGGGTCAAATTGTCCCAATCTTACAGAGAATACAACAGAGAATACTACAGAGATTACAACAGAGAGTTCTTGTCAGGTTGCGCCGCAACCAGACGATGCAAGGTTAGTTCTTCAGCGCTCTCGTGAGGTTTTATGGCACCTCAACAAGGTCAGTGGCGCAAAGCACACCGAGGCTCAGTCGTCGATGGGTCATATCAGGGCGAGGATTTCCGAGGGCTTTACCACCGAAGAATTACTCCTGGTGATTGATTACAAGCACGTGCACTGGGAAGGCACTACGGATTACCAGTATATGCGTCCTAAAACGCTTTTCATCCCCGGCAATCTGCCTGGCTACCTTCAGTCGGCCAAGAAATGGGATAAGCATGGCAGGCCGCCACGCTCAGAATGGAACGCGAGAAAACGCGACAGTCAGCGTGATATCGCAGCCATCCCACCGGTCGATAAACATGTTCCACATGGCTTCCGTGGCGCTTAAGGGGGATTCATGGACAACGTTGAAATTATTCTTGAATGCCTCCGCAATCATGGGCCTATGACAATCACGAAAATTTGCATGAGGACGGGGATTACCAATGCAGCCGTGAGGTATTCAGTCACTGCACTTTACGAGCGAAACATTCTGAGCCGTAACAAGAATTACACGTACACGCTGAATCCTTCTGAGCGGCCATCTGAAAGCGATGAGTACCTTGAAGCGGTTAAATCAGCGACTGAGCTGGAGGCTAAGGGGTTATGGCTGAGAGCAAGTCATAACTGGTTACGCGCCATGCTACTTGCGGTGTTCGAAAACAACCGTTACCGAGCCAAGTTGAATCGCGATAAATGCGAGTCAAAAGCCAGAGTACGTTGCGGTAATTACAGCGGCATCAACAACGGCAGGTTAAACGATTACTGGCAGCTGGAGGTGAACCAGTGAAACCAGCCCTTAAACGCCACTTTGAAGAACACGAATATTTCTACAGGTCATTGCCGGAAGTGCTGGTGATCATCCTGTTACTGATTATCTCTCTGGTTATGGAGTTACACACAGTATGACTAACTTATCTCAGGTTTATAAAGGCAAAGACGAAAAAGGCACCAACATCACTACCCGCAAAACCTACTTGCTGAGCGTGGATGAGCTTTACGTCGAGCCTGGTTACAACGTTCGCGAGATTGACCAGACCCACGTTGAAGAATTCCGTGATGCGTTTATCGCTGGTGAGCATGTCCCGCCGCTTGCCGTTCAGGTTACTGAGCATGGCATCAAGGTTATCGACGGACATCACCGTTACTTCGGCGCGAAGCTGGCTCAGGAAGCTGGTCACGAGCTGCGCCTTGAGTGCAAAGACTTCGTTGGCAGTGAAGCAGACCGCATCGCCTTCATGGTAACAAGCAGTCAGGGTCGTGCGCTTGAGCCGTTGGAACGTTCTGCAGCGTATCAGCGCCTGCGCAATCAGGGGTGGGAGCCTGCTGAAATCGCGAAAAAAGTTAAGCGGTCAGTGGCTGACGTTGATCACCATCTTACCCTGTTAACCGCGGGTGATGAGCTGATCGGCATGGTTAAAAACGGCGAGGTTGGTGCGACCACAGCAGTTGCGATGGTTCGTGAGCATGGTGTCAAGGCCGGAACTGTAGCGAAAACCCAACTGGAGAAGGCCAAAGCCAGCGGCAAAAAGAAACTGACCCGCTCAGCGGCCATAGCTAACCCGGCACAATTGCGTGAAAAATTGCGCAAAGAACATGCCGCCTGGTCAGAAGAGACTTTCGGGGCTGTTGGTCCCGTTGGACCTTTGAAGCACCTGTCCAAAGAAGCGCTGGAAGCCGCTGAGGCTGTTGATGATCTCTCAGAGTGGGCAGACCTCCAGTTTTTACTTTGGGACGCACAGCGCCGTGCCGGCATCACCGATGAAGAGCTTAACGCTGCAATGGAGCTTAAGTTGAGCGTCAACAAAGCCCGCAAGTGGCCTGAGCCAAAAGACGGCGAAGCGCGTGAGCATATCCGGGAGGGCGAATAATGCCCTACCAACTCATTTACGCCGATCCACCGTGGGAATACGGCAACAAAATCAGCAACGGTGCAGCAAAGAATCACTACAGCACCATGTCAATGACCGATCTTAAGCGCCTGCCCGTGTGGGCGCTTTCGGAAGAAAACGCGGTTCTGGCTATGTGGTACACCGGCACCCATAACCAGGAAGCCAGAGAGCTTGCTGAGGCGTGGGGCTTCCGCGTTCGGACGATGAAGGGCTTTACCTGGGTGAAGCTAAATCAACTCGCCGAGCAACGTTTTAATCGGGCGCTGGTGGATCAGTCCATCCATGACTTTAGTGACTTGTTGGACATGCTCAACGCTGAGACGCGCATGAACGGCGGCAACCATACCCGCAGCAACACCGAAGACGTGCTGATTGCCACTCGCGGAGCAGGGCTTGAACGTGCCAGCGCATCAGTCAAGCAGGTTGTGTATTCATGCCTGGGCGAGCACAGCGCTAAGCCGTGGGAGGTCAGAAACCGCCTTGAGCAGCTTTACGGTGACGTGTCACGCATTGAATTATTCGCGCGAACCGCCGCCGAGGGTTGGGATTGCTGGGGTAACCAGTGTGACAGCAGTGTGCAACTGATAGCCGGGAGGGTGGCATGAGTGATGATCTCCAACATCCTGACGATAGCGACAATGTTCTGGCTTTTACAAAACGCTTTGACAGCAATAGCGATATACGTGAAATGCGTAATCTGGTTGAGGTAGACAGGCCGGAAGGGGTTGCGCGTCATTGCGATCATGTAAACGTGCTGGTGGATGAGGATTCATTCGACTGGATTCTTGCCCGCGCCAAAGGTGAAACGCGTGTGGAATGGGAGTTAAAAAGCCTCAGAGCGGAAATTACAAATCATCGCGAAGGGCTTGAAAAACTGAAGCGCGAAGAGGTGAATTGCAGGGGCCGTGTCAGGACGCAGCAATTTAAGCTGAATGATTTAAACACCGAGATAGCCACAAAGACCAGAGAGTTAGGTTTTTTGGCAGAGCGCTTAGAGCAGGTAAAAAAATTGCGGGGTAAATCCTGATGAAATTAACCCTGCCATTTCCACCTAGCGTTAACGGTTACTGGCGGGCTACGAATACGGGTATGAAAATTAGCGCCTCCGGGCGCTCTTTTCGATCCAACGCAATCGCAGCCATTCTTACGCAGCTCAAGCGCCGCCCTCAGCCCATTACAGTGAACGTTGAAGTTACAGTGTTGCTGTACCCGCCAGACAAGCGCAATCGCGACCTGGATAGCCACGATAATCAGTTCAGGGAGCATGGCACACCCGGCAAGCTGGACAAGATCGCCAAGGGGAATACAGCGCTGTGGATAATCAGGATGGTTTGCAGCCAGCTTGGTTTGCATGGCGAGCATCAGCTTACCCTGCCAGAGCTTTGCTGGTGGGCCTCACTGAATGACCTTATCGACCTGATACCTGAAGCGCCGGCACGGCGCGTTCTCCGTATGCCAGTTAGGATTATCTCAGGTGAGCTTAAAGAATCGCATATCGCGCCGGAACGACAGCCTAAGCAGGTCATTCAGCAGGCGGCTGAGCAGGTCAAAAAGATAATCACTCTCGTCGCTGACCCTGAATCCCCAGAGTCTTTCATGAGACGTCCTAAGCGTAAGCGCTGGGAGAGCCAAAAATACACACAGTGGGTTAAGGCGCAGAAATGCGCATGCTGCGCTAATCCGGCAGATGACCCGCATCACATCATCGGACACGGTCAGGGAGGTATGGGAACAAAGGCACATGATTTATTCGTGATTCCGCTTTGCAGGGCGCATCACGACGAGTTACACCGCGACCCAAAACTTTTTGAGTCGAATTACGGCAGTCAGATCGAACTGTTATTCCGGTTTCTTGATCACGCTATTGCAGTTGGCGTCATTGGGACAGATAAAAAATAAAGTGTGTGGAGGGGATTTAATATGCGTGACATTCAACTGGTTTTAGAGCGTTGGGGTGGCTGGGCTGCATGTGAAGGTACTCAGGTGGGCTGGAATCCAACTAGCCCCATGTTTATTACACTGTTGCCAAAGAGCACCAATAGCCGTCCTTCGTGCTGCGACAATGACGGCATGATTATTGATACCGCTGTTGGGATGCTTAAAAAGGTTGGTCGCCTGGATGAACTGGATTTAATTATGGCGCACTACCGTTATGACGTTTCCAAATCAACAATTGCCCGCTGGCTTAAATGCTCAGAGGGTAAAGTGCGCCAAAAGCTGATGATCGCTGAGACGTTTATTGATGCCTGCATACTGATGACAGATGCCCGGCTTGAGATGGATGAAGCGACTCAGAAAACTATTTTTCAAAAAACCGCTTAATCTGCTTTTCGTTACGAATTTCTCTGTGTAATCTGTTAAGAGTGGTAACAACGCATAGCTTCTTAAATTAGAAACCTCGCCAACTGGCGGGGTTTTTTCATTTCCACACAATACCAAAGGCACTGAGCGCAGACGGTTTATCCGTTCTGTCCAGGACTGCAAACCTGTAGCGCCTTTCATATTGTGATATTCACAGCAAAATTAACCCTGTTGCCGACGGGCAAAGAAACTATCGCGGAATGCGTCAGGGATTTATGATGAATGGATTTACGAAAGAATACGTTTTTATCTTATTGAAAAGGAATGGCTTACTCTAAATTTTCTATCCTTTAGTATAGTTAAAATTGTACTTAAGGTTAGTTGTCATGATTGGGGCTAAGCATTAGTTTTACTAAATGATTTCTTGAAGGCCCTTAAGTTAAGAATCAAGGCTCTTTTTAGAAAAAAAAGCCTCCAACTTCACCATCCTGCGAAGATATCTGAAGTTGGAGATGCTAAGTAGCGAACACAGGGAAAATCCAATACCAACATATCGGATTGGTTAGATAAAATAAACAGTTCGGAAACATTTAAGCTCACATATGTGAGCTTTTTTTGTGCCCGATCAAAATCCAAGAGGTCGCCATAGTGCGGCCTTTTTTCGTTTTTGCGCTCGCCAATCAGCAACCACTTACCCTTTGACGCCGTGGCGATGCGCAATCTATTCCTCAACGACAAGCCGCCATCATCCAGGTGGCGGGAACTAAGCGCATGCCTCCAGAAAAAGACCCGGGCTTTTGGGCCACAGTGCTGCTGTGGCTGTATGCCCACAAAACAGAATGGGGATATGCCGGGGTAGCAGGCATGTTTTCACTATTACGCAGTGCCTATGCAAAAAGCCCTTGGAGTAAGCGGGTTCTCGACGCTGTTTCCTGTAGTGCGCTGGCGTTCTTCGCTGGCCCGACGCTTCAGGTAATGGGCGCTTTATTTAACTGGAACATCCCTGACGCCGCCGCACAGGTTTTCGCGGTCTACATCGGGTATGTGGGTAATGACTACATCAGCGACAAGTTGCGCGGGTGGATAGCCAGAAAAACAGGGGATACTGATGCAAACCAGCAATAAGGGCATGGACCTGATTAAGCGTTTCGAAGGCCTGAAGCTTGAGGCGTATCGCGACAGCGTAGGCATTCCCACTATCGGCTATGGGCATACCCACGGCGTGAAGATGGGTGATGTGATTACTGGCGAACAGGCTGACAGATATCTGCGTGAAGATTTGCTGGTGGCAGAGTTGACCATTAATACGAACGTAAAGGTGAAGCTGACACAAAACCAGTTCGATGCGCTGGCTTCATTTGTGTTCAACCTGGGGTCCGGCAACTTCGTTAAATCCACTTTGCTTAAAAAGCTTAACGCAGGTGACTTCGCTGGCGCAGCAGATGAGTTTGGCATATGGGTTAACGCAGGTGGCAAGAAATTAGCTGGCCTTGTTAAACGCCGCGCCGCAGAGCGAGAGGTATTCATCTCATGAACCCATTAAATCTCGTCAAAACTTTTTCACCTGTCATCGTTATTGGCCTTATTTGCCTGGCACTATGGATGCTGAATGCCCGTAGCTCTCAGCTAGAGGCAACCAATCAGCGCCTTGAGAAGCTGGCAAACAGCAAAGACGAGCAGATTAACGACCTGCGTTCCAAGAATGACGGCCTTGCTACCAGCGTTAACGAGCTTGTGACAGCCGTTAAGCACCAGAATGAAGTAATGGGACAGGTCACTGAACAACGCGCCGTAACAGCCCAGCAGAACCGGAAACTACAGAATGAAATCAAGCAATATCTTGCAGCGGATAAGTGCGCTGTTGCTCCTGTTCCCGCTGATGCTGCTGACAGGTTGCGGAGTGCAGCAAAAGCCGCAAGTGGAGTACCGGACAATCAGCCAGCCACGGCTAAACCTTCCGGCAGAACTTACAAGCCAAATTGAAGCGCCAGCGCCGCACGATCCAATGCTGTTCGGTGACAGCGTAAGCCTCAATGCAGAGCTATACGGCATAGTTGCCCAGTGCAATATCGACCGTGCGGCAATTCGAAAAATTGAATCAGGAAATAAGCAATGAACGAACAGGCCAATAAGATTCTCGCCGATTTACTTCAGAAGGCCAGTAACGGCATTGATGCCGCAGTGTCATTCAGTCAGGCGCAAATACCGGATGTAATTCATCAGTTACTGGTCTGGAACTTCACTTTCAGCCTGATCTCCACTGTCGCGGTCGCGCTGACAATTCCTTTGCTTGTATGGTTTTTGCGCTCTCAGTTATCTCGCAAACAGATAGGCACAATAGCCAGAGGCGAAAGTTACTCGTGGGATGAGGGCAAACCTAAATATCGCCAAACGCTTATTTGGGATAGTAAAGGCGAACTGCATCCCGGCGCAATGGTTTTTGGTTTCGTAGTCGCTGCCTGGTCTCTTTGCATAGCAGACCGAGTTCTGGACCTTACCTGGTTGAAAATCTGGTTAGCTCCAAAGCTCTACCTCATCGAATACGCAGCACACTTGATGAAGTGATCACCACAAGGCGCATTTGCCAGTGTGCCTGATGATGATTATCTCGCCAGGGTAAACACCAATGAGCAAAAAAAAGCAGAGCGAAGTGTTGGTTGCCGAAAATCAATCTTTGGGAAAGCATGAATCTGATAGATGCCTGTCAATTTCCAGAGAAAGCTCTCCTAAGTCTTTTATGTGGGTCAATTTCGCGGATTGGCCCAGCAGATGCAATTTGCTAAAGAATCCTCCGACAAGGGATAACGGTTAGCCACGCTGTGAAGCGCTGCGAAACTGGAATGATTAATTCCTCTTCACTAAGAATGTTCTTATAGCTATTGTATGGCTTCCACAAAAAAAAGAGGAAGTCATAATGTCGGAATTGAAGGAATTGCAAAGCGTTGAAGCTAGAAAATTGCGTGATAACGATCTGCTTTTCTTAGCTAATCTTGTAAACCGCAGTGAAGCTGGTGTTGATTTAACGCTGTTAGTAAGCGGCACATTAATAACCGGTACGCTTATCTCTGGTAAAAAATATTACACATTGATGCAAGATAAATTCTCATCATTTTCCCAAAATTCTTATGGGTCATTGGTGAAAGAGTATTTTGCTGATGTTTGCGAAGTCTATACCCCTCAACCTGAAAATGCAGGTGATGAAAACAATGAGATACCACTTAATTTCATTCACCTTGAGGAAGTTGCAATGCAAACAGGAAATGGAGGCTTTTCCTCAATAAATGGTGCTCTTCTTCGACTAAAAATTGAAGAAGTTGATGGTTACATAATGGGCGCTTCCGAAAATAGTAAATAACAGAACCGCCTTCGGGCGGTTTTTATTTTATGCTAATAACTGCATTCATTGAGTTCAATTTTCAGCATAAACACAATGAATCATCGGCTGGTGGTATCACCATTGCCGAGGTTTATATCTATCTGATCAGCAGGAAACTCTGAATGGACGTCGTGATTGATGGAATTGCCTATGCGCCAGTGACTGAACGGGCATCAAATATTGGTATTGCCATCAGCACACACAACCGACATGACGTTTTATCCCGCGCCCTCGAGCATCAGCTTAAGTTCCTTCCTGCTGGTGCGCTGGTGGTTGTGATTGATGACGGGTCAACCGTTCCGGTAACTGTTCCGGCTGGAGTTAAAGCTATTCGCCGTGACGTGTCACGCGGAATTGTGGCATCAAAGAACGCCAGCTTACAGACGCTGGTTGATGCAGGCTGTGAACATCTTTTCCTTTGGGATGATGACGCATGGCCTGTAGTTGGTGGATGGGAACAGCCTTATATAGATTCACCCGAACCGCATTTGGCCTATCAGTTTCAGGACTTCGCCACAGGGCAAAAGCTCAACGACATAGCCGTGTTGTACCGTGACGATAAGCACGTCGCATACACGGGCCAGCGCGGTGTGATGCTTTACTACCATCGCAGCGTGATTGAAAAGGTGGGTGGCTTTGACCCCATTTATCAGCGCGGCATGTATGAGCACTCAGATTTAGCGTTACGCATTCACAATGCCGGGCTCACGTCATGGGCATTCGCTGACGTGGTCGGTTCTGAAAAACTTATTTACTCGCTTGATGAGCATCAGGCCGTTGAGCGTTCCGTGCCTAAGCCAGACCGTGAAGCACAGGTTAAGCGCAATGTGACGATTCACAACGAGCGCCGTAACAATGGCTATAACAAACCATGCCGCTATTTATCTCGGCGACAACCTCATTCTTCATCATAACTCGGGCAATCTTTCGACACGCGTTCCTTACGGCGACTACTGGCGTAACCGAACGGTGCGGGTTGTCAGGCGTAAGGAGCTGGCTGATGCTTAAAACGATGCGTTTAAAAGGGATCATGGCAAAAAAGTTTGGGCGGGTTCACCGATTCCACGTTGCAGACCTGCGCGAGCTTATCCGCGCTATGTGTTCACAGGTGCCGGGCTTCAAAAAGTACGTATCTAACGCGCACCTAAATGGCGTTCGTTTTGCATTCTTCAGTGGCAAAGACAACATCTCTCTTCAGGAGTTTGATATGTGTTCTGCGTCTGCTGAGTTTGAAATGGAGCCCATCATTGAAGGTTCAAAGCGCGGCGGCACGTTGCAAATCATCATTGGTGCTGTTGCTATTGTGGCCGCATTTTTTACAGCGGGTGCTTCATTTGCCGCGTTCGCTGGAATCAGTGCCGCCGCAGCGGCAGCAACGACAACAGCACTTACTGGATTAGGCATAAGCATGCTGCTTGGCGGCGTGGTTCAGATGCTGACGCCGCAGCCCAAATTTAATGTTGGCGCTTCATCCAGCACGGACAACAAGCCCAACTATGCATTCGGTGCGCCTGTTAACACCGTTGCGATGGGCTATCCGGTTCCCGTTCTCTACGGCGAGCGTGAAATTGGCGGGGCGATAATCAGCGCAGGCAGCTTTACCAGCGATCAGCAATAAATTTTTTGATTACCACAGGCCACCTTCGGGTGGTTTTTTTTATGGGTGAAATATGCGGCTTCTCGAAGGTGTGACTATCCAGGGTAACAAAGGTGGTGGCGGGGGCAGTGCGCACACTCCGGTAGAGCAGGCTGATGATCTGCTTTCAGTCGCGAAACTCAAAATGCTGCTGGCAATCTCTGAAGGTGAAATTCAGGGTGATTTAACCGCACAGCAAATTTTCCTTAATGATACGCAACTCGCGAATAACGACGGCAGCTACAATTTCACTGGCGTTATCTGGGACTGGCGCAAAGGCACACAGGACCAGACCTACATTTCTGGCATGCCAGAGGTTGATAACGAGCTGTCTGTTGGTGTTACCGTTACGCAGTCACTGCCATGGACGCGCCAGTATAACAACCTGTCTCTGGACGCTATACGAATCAAACTGAGTCTGCCCGTTCAGTATCAGTATAAAGACAACGGCGACATGGTTGGCACCGTTACACAGTACGCCATTGACCTGTCTACTGACGGCGGCGGCTGGGTTCAGGTGGTTGATGGACGTTTCAGCGGTAAAACGACATCCGAGTATCAGCGCGATCACCGCATTGATTTGCCTCGGGCCAGCAGCGGCTGGTCAATACGGGTTCGTCGCATTACCCCTGATTCAACTTCATCAAAGCTGCTTAATGCTTTTCGCGTTTTCTCTTTTGCTGAAGTCATTGACAGTAAGCTGCGCTGCCCTAATACCGCCCTGCTTTATATCGAAGTTGACTCAAGCCAGTTCAACGGGCAGGCCCCAAAAATCACCTGTAAGCCAAAAGGCAAACTGGTGCGCGTCCCAACAACCTATGACCCGGTCAGCCGTAGCTATAACGGCACATGGTCAGGTGATTTTAAGTACGCCTACACCAACAATCCGGCATGGGTCTTTTACGATCTGGTTCTGGACAAAATTTATGGCATGGGAACGCGTGTTGACGCTTCCATGATTGACAAGTGGGAGCTGTACAGCATCGCGCAATACTGCGATCAGCCTGTGCCAAATGGTGCTGGCGGTACTGAGCCGCGATTTACCTGTAACGTCTTCATCCAGAGTCAGCAGGATGCCTACACCGTTTTGAAGGACATAGCGGCAATATTTCGTGGCATTACCTTCTGGGGAAACAACCAGATTTTCGTCAATGCAGACGTGCCGCAGGTCGATTCAAACGGCAACGTCGATGTGGATTTTGTTTATCACGCATCAAACGTGATTGACGGGCTGTTTACGTATGCAGGTGGCAGCTATAAGAACCGGTATTCGTCCTGTCAGGTTAGCTGGTCAGACCCAATCAATCACTACTCGGATACGGTTGAAGGCGTTTACGATTCCGATCTGGTTCAGCGCTATGGTGTGCGCGAAATGAGCCTGACGGCGATTGGTTGTACTTCGCAAAGCGAGGCTCACCGCCGTGGACGCTGGGCTATTCTGTCGAATGCCAAAGACGGTACCGTATCATTCGGCGTTGGCCTGGATGGTTATATTCCGGTACCGGCTGAAATAATCGGCGTAGCTGATCCATTCCGAAGCGGAAGGCAGAATGGTGGGCGCTTGAGCGCTGTCAATGGCCGCAACTTCACCTTAGACCGCGCCATCGATTATGCCGCTGGCGACAGGCTTGTGGTGAATCTGCCAGATGGAACGGCTCAGACACGCACTATATCCGCCGTCAGTGCGGACAAAAAAACGGTAACGGTAGCCACCTCATTCAAGATGGACCCTGTTGCAGGTGCGGTATGGGCGATTGACAGTGACAAGCTGGCTATTCAGTACTTCCGCGTTACGTCAATTTCAGGCAATGACGATGGCACGTTTACTGTGGCGGGCGTCCAGCATGACCCGAACAAGTACCGCTACATTGATGACGGTGTACGCATTGAGCCTGCGCCCATTACTGTAACCCCCATCAACGTTCTGAAGGCTCCGGCCAACATTAAGCTGGAAGAAGTCAGCTACGTTGAGCAAGGCTTGTCTGTGGCATCAATGCAGGCGACATGGGACAGGGTTGAAGGTGCGATCAGTTATGTAGCTCAGTGGCGTAAGGATAAAGGCGACTGGGTTAACGTCAGTCAGACCAGCGCTCAGGGCTTCAGCATTCGCGGCATCTATACGGGCGTTTACGATGTCAGGGTGAGAGCCGTCAATGCTGCTGAGGTGTCATCACCCTGGGGGTACGCAGATTCAACAGCGCTGACGGGTAAAGTCGGTAAGCCTGGCACGCCAGTTAACCTGATGGCAACAGATAATGTGGTGTGGGCTATCGATGTCACATATGGTTTTCCTGACGGCTCTGGCGATACGGCTTACACCGAAATTCAGGTTGCCACGACGGCAGACGGCCTTAATCCACAGTTCCTTGCTTACGTTCCTTATCCGGGTGTCAGCTATCAGCACGGCCCTATGCCTGCTGGCGTTCGTCGCTGGTATCGCGCCCGGCTGGTGGACAAAATCGGGAATACCGGTGACTGGACAGACTTTAAGGCGGGTATGTCAAACGTCAACGCCGATGATCTTATAGGCAGCGTGGTTGAAGAATACCTTCAGTCTGATGACGGCAAGGCGTTACTCACACCGCTCATTACCGATCCTAACGCCCTGGCTGAGAGCATTCTCGCGAATTATGACGATGTTGAGCAGCAGTGGGCCAACTTTGGAGACAATAAAGCAGGTGTAATTCAGGCCAAAAAGGTTGCCGCTGATGCACAGAGTTCGGTTGCCGAGCTAAACACAACTGTTACGGCAAAATTCGCGGAGCAGCAGGCTGCTATCGAGGAAAAACTGACGGCCTATGCGGACGCAAATGGCGGCTCTGCAATCTATACGCTCAAGGCGGGAGTACAGTACGGCGGCACGCAGTATGATGCCGGTTTATCTGTTGCGGTCACCATCAATGGCAGTTCAGTTGATACACGCTTCGCGGTCAATGCCAATCAGTTTGTCGTCATTAATGGCAGCGGTAAAAACGTTTATTCACCCTTCGTTATCAAAGACGGTCAGGTGCTAATCAGCCAGGCATTTATTGGCGAGGGTTGGATAACAAACGCAATGATCGGCGGGTACATTCAGTCTAATGACTTTGTATCGGGATCAAAGGGGTGGCGTCTTGATAAGTCAGGTACTTTTGAGCGTAATGCTGCAAATGGTTCTGGCCGAGTAATCGATACAGGCGTACTGAAGCTAACATTGAAGTGGAATACTAAATCTGGCCACCTGAATAGAGGTGATATCATCACTTCATAG